CAACGCTGTATCAGCAGAGCAAGTTAGTCAGTTGCTGAAAGGCTCCGTTAAGCTATCTGAAGATGGCTCGGTAGAGGTTTACGACACTAACGGGACGCCACGGTATAACGACAAAGGTGAACTGCTGACAGTCGATGAGCTTGTATCTGATTTCCTAACAGCTAACCCTCATTTCGTGAAGGCATCGCAAGGCGGCGCTGGATCGCAGGGAGCGGCTGGAGGCAAGACGTCGAAGCCTATGTCGGCGGCTGATATGCTAGCTAACTACGATAGTGGCGGTAAAGCCGCGTTTCGTGAGATGAAGCTAGCGCAAAAAGCTAACCGCTAACTAATAGGAGACTTCATCATGGCGGCTACTACTTCAACAACATTAGACGATCTGTTCGCTAATATAATTTTGCAAGCTCGGTTCACAGCCGAGGAAGAATCACTAATGCTTGGCCTCGTTACTCGATACGACATCGGCAACGTAGCAGGCAAAACCGTACAGGTTCCTAAGTACCCAGCAATCACAGCAGGTGATTTGACTGAAGGCACCGATATGTCATCAACCACTGTGTCTACTACTTCGCAGACAATCACTGTCTCTGAAGTTGGTGCTCAGGTTGTACTGACTGATCTTGCCGCTATGGGCGCTGGCAACCCTGCTGAGGAGCTTGGCACTGTACTGGGTAACGCAATCGCGACGAAGATTGACACGGATCTGATTGCATTGTTTGACGGCTTCTCTACCTCTTTGGGTGGTGCAGGCACTGAGATCACTGTTGCTGACTTGATGAAAGCGGCGGCGACTCTCAAGACTAACAAGGCACGTGGCCAGATGGCGGCGGTTGTCCACCCTTGGCACGCTTACCAGCTCAAAGCGAACCTCACCAACACCTTCGTAAACCCGAACGGTGGCGATCTTCAGAACGACGCAATGCGTAACGCATACGTCGGCCAGATCGGTGGCATCGACATTTACGAGTCTGCGAATGTGAGTATTGACGGTTCAGACGATGCGAAAGGCGCGGTATTCGTACCAGAAGCATTGGCTATCGCTATGAAGCGTGACTTCAACCTTGAGACTCAGCGTGACGCATCACTCCGAGCGTTCGAGCTTAACGCTACTGCCATCTACGGCGTTGGCGAGCTTGATGACGACTACGGTGTTGAGTTGTTGTTCGACGCGGCTCAGTAAGGCATACACGCCCCTTCGGGGGCGTTTCCCTTTGAGGTTTATATGGCTGTTGTCTACCGAGGTGAGCGATTCGAAGATTACAACGTACCCAAGCGGACGCGTAATCATCCTGCAAAGTCGCACGCGGTATTAGCTAAGAAAGGCGACGCTATTAAGCTAGTTAGGTTTGGAGCGCAGGGCGCTAGGACATACCCGCCGACAGAAGGCGAGTCAGAGCGCAGTAAGGCCATGCGAAAGGCATGGTATGCACGACACGCCGACAACCTAAAGAACGCAACAGTATTTGATCCCATCTATTGGGCGGCACGCGTGAAGTGGTGAGCAAATGGCATTTTCTGTAGACACTGATTTAACCGATCTCATCCCTGACATCTTAGAGTTTGGCATCGACACGTTTGCCGATGAACACGCGAGAGCGCAGGGAGATATTGAGCGGGAAATACGCAATCGCTGGTGGCATCGCAAAGGCATACAAGGCGAAATGGATGCCAGCTATTTAACGGATTCACAATGGACGAGAGCGGCAGCGTATCTTGTTCTCTGGAAGTACGCATTACCTCAGCTCACCAACTGGGTTGATGATGATCGCTTTCTACGCATGATTGATTTCTACAAGGTTCGATATGGCGAGGAGATGGACTCCGTATTTGCCGATGGCGTTGAATATGACGCTGACGACGACGGCACTGTAACGAACAAAGAAAAAGAAGTGATTGCACTTAATCGGCTCGATCGATGATTAAGATCAGCACGAAACCTTTACGCATAGAACGCGTCGCCAAGAATGTTCAAAAGGACATAGACGACAGCAAGCGTCTGGCTATGACGCGAACCGTATTGGCTGGTGCAGAAATTATTGAGGATAGAACAGCTAAAGGCCGTGGCATTAATCGCGGCTTTGCTCGTTACTCTAGTTCATGGCTCAAGATTAGACAGGCGTTAGGCAAGTCTAGTCCAACGGTTAATTTAGAGTTTGGCTATGAGCGCAGTGGCAATCGCTGGGTTAGTAGGCCGTCAATGCTCTCGGCGCTACAAGGCAAAGCACAAAGCAAGAAGTTAGGGATCATCTACTTTACTCGCCTTGATGCAGCCAAGCGTGCGGCGATGGTAAACAAGACGCGTCCATTCTTTGGCTTTAATCGCAAAGAGGAGCGCAGGCTAGCGGACGTGTATATGTCGGCCATAAACATTAAGGATCGACGGCAATGAGCGTTAGAGAGAATGTGGCGGCAAACCTTGTAACCACTTTGCAGGCAATCACATCGCCTGTCATTAAGAAGGTGACGCGAGAACCGTTTGATTTTGACAAGCTCAGTAACGCGCAGTTTCCCGCTGTCTTGGTGCGTACAGCTAACGAGACGCGTGAGGACGCAAGCCTTGGCGGCAGTAGTACATCAAGACAGGCGCTTATTGATTACGAGTTAGTCTGTTTTGTTAAGCACAAGAATATTGATACAGCCCGCAATCAGTTGATTGAGGCTATCGATGAAAAACTTGACGAAGATAGAACGCGTGGCGGCTACGCGTTAGATACGCAAGTTATCAGCGTTGAGGTGGATGATGGTACAATAGATCCCATAGGCGGGGTAATTGTCACCGTTCGAGTTGAATATTTTTACACGCGCGGAAATGCGTAATAGGAGAAAGTAAATGGCAATCGCGAAAGGTTCTAGCGGTGCGGTGAAAGTGGCTCTTACCACACAATCAGTGGGTGCAGTAGGTGAGATTCGATCATTTAGCATTGATGAAACAGCAGACACTCTTGACGTTACGGTAATGGGTGCAACCGCAAAAAGTTATCTCGGAAGTTTGACTGATGGCACTATTTCAGTTGACGCGTTGTGGGATAGCGGTGATTCAGGACAACTTATTTTTGATGTAGGCGCAGAAATCGATTTTGAGATCCACCCTGAAGGCGTCGGTACTGGCAAGATGTATACGGGCACTGCTTTCGTAACTTCCAAAACAGTCTCGGGATCTTATGACGGAATCGTGGAGGCTTCTTTTAGTGCTCAAGTTTCTGGCGGTGTTGCAGAGGCAACTAGCGCGTGAGTCTAGCTAAAGAGCTTCGTAAGCGCCGCACTCAATCTCGGCGCAAAATAGAAGTGACAGAATGGGCTGACGATGACGGAGCGTTTGTTCTGTATTGTCGGCCTATCACTTGTTACGACTTGAACGAACTGCAACGCAAACATCCTACTGTTTTGCAAAATCCAAGCATCGCCAGCATGGTTGATTTGATAGTTATGAAAGCGGAGTCACAGGACGGTGAGCGCCTGTTTACTGCGGTAGATGACAAAATCGAGTTGATGGCAGAAGAAACAACCGTAATCTCTGAAATTGCCAATCAGATGTTCGGAACGATTGAGTCCGTGGAGGACTTAGCAAAAAACTGAAGGCCGATCAGTCGAGGATGAATTTAATTGCCTTGGCTGATCGGTTACATAAGACGATAGAAGAAGTCGAGCAGATTTCTGTAACTGAGTTCCACGAATGGCTCGCCTACTTCCACATTATGAGCGAGCAAGCTGATGGCGACTCAAGACGTTAAGATCCGCATCACCGCCCTAGATAAAACGTCTGGGGCTTTGCGTAAAATAGGCAGTGGTTTACGAGCTTTAACCAAGCCGCTTTTGAATATGCGTACAGCGCTCGTCGGTGTCATTGGCGCTGGCGGCATTGGACTACTCGTCAAACAATCTCTAAGCGCCACAGATGCGCTCGCCAAAACCGCTAGTAAGATTGGCACCACCACCGAAGCCTTGAGCGCCCTGCAATTTGCGGGGAAACTGACAGGCGTCGAAGTCAATACAATGAACATGGCGCTCCAGCGATTCAGTCGTAGAGCCTCAGAAGCTGCTAGAGGAACAGGCGAAGCTAAAGGCGCTATTAAAGAGTTAGGCATCGACGCTAGAGAGCTAGTCAGATTGCCTCTCGACGAGCGAATGCTGGTGCTGGCTGATGCATTCCAAAATGTGAAAAGCGAGTCAGACAAGCTACGGCTGGCGTTCAAGCTGTTTGATTCGGAAGGTGCCGCCCTAGTTAATACATTGTCGCAGGGGCGTGGCGCTCTTGCCGATATGCTAGGAGAGGCACGGGCGCTTGGCGTCGTTATGTCCTCGGGGGCCGCCGCTGGTGTTGAATCTGCAAATGACGAGTTTTTAAAGTTATCTAGCATTTTCAAAGGTATTCTTGATCAGACGACAGCCGCTTTAGCCCCAGCGTTAGAATACATAGTTACATCACTAACAGAGACTTTAAAGTCTTTTGGTGATGCACAAACAGGGTTCACTAAGGTTGGCAAGACTATTGCGCAATCTTTGATCAATGCGTTCGCGGCGGCGGCAACTGGGATTTTTTTAATTCTTAACAATATTATTGAGCAATACAATAGAATCAATAATGCTGTCGTTAGCCTAAATATAAAATATGACGAGAGACAATTACGACAACTAGAAGAAGAAAAGTCTTTTTTACAAGAGCTAATACGTATTAGAGCGGCCATGGCAAAACAGGCCGATTTAGATTTGACGGCTCAAGAAAGAAAAGTTATTAGAAATGCGAGAGTTCGAGAAATAAATGAAATACAAGCCGCTGATAAAATTCTTGAGATAGAACGACAGCTGGCGGAAAAAAGAGGGGAAATTAGGGAAAGTATAGAAAGTCGTGCAGGCATTCCAGAAATAACCGTAGAAAGTGTTTTCGGCATCAGTCAAAGCGAGTTCGACGCGTTTTTTGAAGGACTTACAGCGACTGTCAAAGACTTTAGTTTGACGCTAGGAAAACCACCAACAGCCCCAGAAGCTAATATTGTTAACACGTATATAGAGCAACTGAAGGCTTTAGACGACAAATTGCCAGAGTCAGAAGATTTAGTCTCTAGTTTTGCTAGCAACACGATGAACGCCTTTACTACTGGTTTCACTAACGCAATAACGGGTGCTGAAAAATTTTCCGATGCGATTAGCAATATGGCAAAGTCTGTCATCGACGACTTAATAAAAATGGCAGTGCAGTATTACATTACGCAAAGGCTTTTCGGCGCTCTTGTGCAAGCGTTTGCGCCTAGTTCTTCAACATCGCCTGCGGTTTCAAACCCAATCAATGATCCTTTCGGCGATAGACAGTTGGCCAGAGGTGGCGTCGCAACGGCGGGCAGGCCGTATCTTGTCGGAGAAAAAGGTGCCGAGCTGTTTGTACCAAATCGCACAGGGCGCGTGGTGCCAAACAATCAATTAGGCGGCGGCGGTGTTACAGTCGTTCAAAACATCAACGTCACCACGGGCGTACAGCAAACCGTAAGGGCTGAGATTGCCACCCTTTTGCCTCAGATCAGTAACGCGGCAAAAGCCGCTGTAGCGGATTCTAGGATGCGTGGCGGCGGGTTTAGCAAGGCAATGGGAGTTGCGTGATGGCAGCATTTCCAAATGTAGGTATTCAAGGCATGACGATGCGCCTAAGATCGGCGACATCAGTCAGCACATCACCTTTCACGTTTGATCAACAGACTTATCAACATCAGGGCGTTAGATGGGAGGCAGAGGTATCGCTTCCACCTCTATCTCGATCAGATGCCAAGCAAGTCGAGGCGTTCTTTGCTTCTCTCAGGGGGCAGGGTTCGACGTTTACTCTAGGCAACCCATTGCACAACATAACGGCAGTAGGCACGATTACCAGTGGCACCAAGAATGCGACAACTGTGACAGGATCGGTGGCTGGTGCTGTTGCTGGCGATTACTTTGAGGTTGGCGGTTCGCTTTACATTATCACTGAGATCGGTGTCAGCACCTTTGATATAATGCCGCCGCTGAGGACTGCAATCAGCGCATCCACTACCCTAGACTTTTCGTTACCTAAAGGCACATGGCGACTAGCTTCCAATGAGATCGAATGGAGCATCAGCGAGGCTAGTTTGTACGGTTTCACTTTTGCTTGCGTTGAGGCTATATGAGCAGATCACTGACATCGGGAATGGTATCGGCAGTTACCGCCGATCTAGTCCGCCCTATACTTCTAGTACAGTGTGCATTCGACAGCGGCAATCTGAACCTTTGGAATGGCATCGGCGATCTCACGGTTGATAGCGTTGACTATGTAGGTGCTGGGACGCTGTTAAGTGTTGGTGAAATTTCCGAAACTTCAGAATTGGCTGCAAACGGGATGAACCTTGCACTGTCTGGTGTCACTGAGCCGCTGATTTCTAAGGCGCGAGACGAGGATTATCAAGGCCGAGAGCTAAAGGTTTTGATGGGCGCTATGGATGATAGCAACAGCGTTATTGCTGATCCCGTCGTTATTTTTAGTGGCTTTATGGACACTATGGTAATTAATGACGGTGCTGAAACCGCCACCATACAAGTCACTGTGGAAAACCGTTTGATTGAGTTTGAGCGCAATCGCGTTCGCCGATATACCTCAGAAGATCAAAAAATAGACTATCCGAATGACAAAGGTTTGGAATTTGTTGCCGAAATAGCAGAAAAAGAAATCACTTGGGGTAGGCGCAACATCCTAGAGGGCGGCGAGGAGCCAACAGAAGGTGACGGAGACTATCGATGATTGAATATAAGTTAGAGAATTTGGCCAATGTAAAACGCGAAGCCGAGCCACTGCTACAACAGCATTGGGAGGAAATCGCGCTGAACAAAGACATCATTAAGCTCAACCCTGATTGGCGTGCCTATGCAGAGCTGGATCGCGTCAATGCGCTTCGTGTGTTCACTGCAAGGAAGGACGGCAAGCTCGTCGGCTATTTCGTTGTCATTGTTAGTAAAGCACTGCACTACGCCGATCACCTATTTGCTAATAACGACATCATTTTTCTAACTAAGCCAGCTCGCAAGGGACTGACAGGCGTTAAGTTGATTAAGTTTGCTATCGACTCGTTGAAGGCCGAGGGCATCACTAAATTACACATCAACACGAAGGCGCATCAGCCATTCGATCCCATTCTTGAGCGTTTAGGATTTGAGGAAATTGAGCGCGTTTATTCTTTAGTTCTAAGGTAATTACATGGCTATATCAGCAGCGGCAGCATTATCGGCAGCGGCTTCTTATGCCGCAGTGGCGGCGATATCAACAACTATCGCTTTTTCGGCTACCACCATGTTTGCCTACGCTATTGTCGCGGCTGGTATGTCAGCAATTTCGCGCGCACTCGCTCCGAAACCTAATCTCGGCGTAAGGATGAGGGGGGTATCGCAAACAACGCGAAACCCAGCAGGCTCACGCAAAATAATTTACGGCCAAATAAGAGCAGGCGGCCAAGTCGTATTTATCGACAATTCTGGTGATGATAACGAGTTTTTGCACCTCGTCATTGCGTTCGCTACGCATGAGATTGAGTCGTTTGAGGAGTTTTGGTTCAACGACAATAAAGTCTGGGATGGTGGAAGCTATCAGGATGGTTGGGGTGATTACATAACGATCACGACGTTTGACGGATCGCAGACAGCGGCAGATTCTAGCCTTGTCGCTGACAGCGCTAACTGGACTAGCGCTCACATATTAAATGGCATTGCCTACGCGCATTTTAAAATGCAGTGGGATGCCGATCAGTTTCCACAGGGCCTTCCGAATCT